TGCCCCCGTGAATTAACACGTTTTAGACAGAGGGTGTGGGAAAGTAACACGATTTTCTTCACACAGCTCACATAGTTCAAGTACCCTATGTTAAGGCCAGGTTGGTACGACCATGCCGATTATGAAAAATAAACCTCTCATACTTATCTCCGACCGCTTGATTGCGATCCTTGAGTTAGTAATCAAGGTGTATTTTACAGATTTGTGTCCGAAGTATTTCCAGCCCTGTAGGCGATACGTCAAGTACTTGAATAACCTTACCCTCTCCATTGGGAAGAGGGAAGCTCTTAAACACAACAAGAGCGTGAGATTATCATTTACAAGATTTCTCGCCGGGGCACCTATCACCGATAATTCCTTGAGGCTCAAACGCGACAAAACGGGTTTTCCTGTTATCCTTTCGGATTTTAAGGGACTCGTCGTCGAGAAAGAAACTCGTGGAATTAGACTACTTATGACTCTGCTAACAGTTACCAGAGCCGTAGTTTTATCTCCCGAACCTTCATACAAAAGTATAGAGCACCTCTGGGTGGGGAATCTACCATTTGATTGGTACACTCACCGGACAGTCGTGCTCCGCACTCTTGGGGTCGGTAAGAGAGATATTAAGTGAAAGGGCTTTCATCTTTCAACTAAGTCCGGTCCAAACGGGCAACCATTAATGTTAAGTATGAGGGACCTCAAAGCTCTACCTTCCGATCTCCGTATGGAGATCTCGAAGTTAGGTGGCGAGGACCTCACACGTCACATGGATGCACTGCTTTTGGATCGTGGAGGGAGAACGGCAGCAGATGTATTAGACAAAGCTTTTACACCTTTTGACAGTAAACTGGAGATCCGCCGTTTATCAACATTCGGCGACGTGGAAGGGAAGACCCGCTAAATCGCGGTGCTTGACTACTGGAGTCAAACATGTCTCAAACCTTTCACGACGAGCTTATGAAGATGCTCGGCAAAATCCCAGAAGACTGTACTACCGATCAGACTAGCTTTAGACAAAAGTTGCCCCCTGAGGGACCGTACTACTCTATGGACCTTACCTCTGCGACTGACCGATTACCTGCGAAAATGCAACAGGATATCATAAGTCAAATCATCGGGCATGACCGAGCGTCTAGCTGATATAATATTATGGTGGGAAAAGGGTTCCTCTCTCCTGACGGAAAGGTACGTAAATATGGTACCGGTCAGGCGATGGGAGCTTACTCTTCTTGGCCGGCAATGGCTATCCAACACCACAGTATAGTATGGCTAGCCTCGAGACGGTCTGGTGTGTCCGCGCGAGGTAAGTATGTTCTACTGGGTGACGATATAGTCATCGCCGATTATAATATAGCCATAGCGTACCGCGATATCTTAAAACATCTCGATGTGCCACTCTCCGAAATGAAAACGCATGTATCCCTTGATACTTACGAGTTCGCGAAGAGGTGGGTTTTTAATAACATCGAAGTTACCGCGTTCCCCACTAACGCTATTCTTGAGTCCTGGAAGAGATATTATCTTCTACAGAATTCTCTAGAAATTGCAGAAAGCAGGGGTTATGTTCTGGATGAGCAATGTGTTGAAAAGTTCATAGTGGAACTTTATAAAGTTTGTGGAAAGGGCGATCAGGGTTATCGCACCTACAAACTTTATAAAATATTCGAATGTCTAATCCGCAAAGGATGAGACAATCAGGATAAGACGACTCGTCTGGCAGATCCCATGGAGAGGTTTTGACCTGATAACCGCTTTACAGCTGTCTTTT